CAGCCAGTGGTCGCTAACCACTACGAGACTGCGCCAACCAGAAACCCTGGTGACAATAAGAGGGGGGCCTACTAAACCGTATGCCTACCCTAATCCAAACCGCCTCCTGAAACGCAAGGAGCGAGCCGCCATTGTCATGACGAACGGGTTAGTACGGAGAAGGGTGCTATGGTCCTACTACTTCAGGAGTTTCCGCCTGAGACTTCAATCGGACCATAGGCCTACGTTTTTCGGCGTGGATACCACCTCACTCTCATTATCACCCCCACCGCCCAAAGGGCATTCCTGGCCAAGGGACCACTTCCCAAGTTACTCGTCACTAAACAACTGAGAGCCATAAGCGGCAAGCTCTCTTAGTGCGAGATCCTCTTTAATACTGACGTAATCTGCAGGCAGAAAACGCAGTTCTTCTTCTCCCCTATGCGCGGGCACTTTTAACGCCCTCAACTTCCCAAGGTAAGAAAGCCGAGACCAAGGCTTCACAGCCTTGTACGCATAGGTCCGACGTATAAAACCCACAGACGGGTTAAATACGTCTCTCTTCCCCCCTCCCTCCCGACCTGTAGCCCACTGGTGCAGGTACAAAGCTACTTGCTCATCGGGATCTAGACGTCTGCGGACAGCTAGAAGCAATGTGGAATCCCCTTTGGGAGGACTCGGCAGACAGGTAAAAGACCTGTTCCACATTGACCGATGCCGCTCGTGAGCGACATAGGACTTGGGATGTAACCCAAGCTGGGAGGGTAGGAACCCCCATTTCTTTCCGATTCGTGAACGGATGAAAGCATCAGTCCACACAATTGAACCGGCGACTGCCTTGGCGGCATGCAGCATCCCGGTGTAATCGGTCAGAAATCCACCTCTTCGCAAGTGACGAATCTCACGCCACTTGCCCCCTCTGCCTCTTAGAAACCCAGTCGAGTTGATCTCTGCAATGGTTTCGGATCGAATTGTCTTCAGATCGTTCATAATGTACCCGCTAGGGTAATCCGAGACTTCGAGATAACGGTTGGCCGACACAAGGGTGTCGTCACCGTTAACAAGGACATTGCCTTCTTCTCCGCGCAGCGCCCAAAGCGCTGCCAGATAAGAGTGAAGACAAAGGAGGGGAAAGGAGAGGTAGCTCCCCATCATCTGCCCATGCGATACTTCCTTCTCCTCTCCGGCACAATCAACAAGTGGCCGGAGTGACTGATAAGCTCGTAAGCGAACCGGTCCTGGAATTTTCTGACTCTTTCGAAGCAAAGAGCCAAGTATCACCTCTGTCACATCTAAGGACAGGTTGTCTGTGGCGGCTACCAGATCTACCGAGGTCTGGTAACGGTAAACACAGGCAGATGATATTTTCGCCTCCGTAGGTGGTCCGACAAGGCGCCAACTCTGTCGCATCAGATGCGATTCGATGACTTTGTGTAACGGTGCTAGAATCTCTGTGGTCTCGTCATAGATAACGAGAGGCCTGCACTTTCCAGCACTCATCACTTCCTTGTACCGGGCTCTCACTGGCTGATCGATCGGAACTGATCGGCCATTGAGGCACTGCCTACGGAAATCTTTTCCCTTTCCGGCAAACCACAAATCTGCGCGCTTGGCAGTCATGCGAGCCGTAGGGTTGGGGACATGAGACCAAACAAAATTCTCATAATTCCGATCCCAACCATAAGGAAAGATTTGAGATACC